AGTATAGGGCTTCATCAAGGGTTTCACATAGGTACACCGGGTCGAATACCCATTGTTGGACTCCGTGGGGTGGAACGTCACGCACCCAGCCACCCACATAGACGGCCCCCCCATCAGCCCAATCGTGATTCTCGTTTCCGTATAGAAGGCATCCCCTTATGCAGTCCTCTATTGTGAAGGCATCGGGTACCGTACCCTCTAGGCATGGGGCATAATCCCCTTGAGCGCGACCGACTGAGTACCTACTCGTCTCACTCTCTACGCTCCCTACGTCTATGAACGACTCCACTTCCACATCACCACTAGGTGTGAGATATGCACTAAGTGTGAATCCCCCCATGTGCATACGCTCAGTTAGTGCATTTATTACACTAGGTATCATCTAAGCATCAACTCCCTTGTTTCCTCTAGGCACTCGGGGCAATGCCAAAAGTTGCACCAGATGTTGCCGGTTACACTTAGTGTATTTTTGCAACCTAGTGTGGCGCAGGTTATCGTCGTTGTTCGCGTGGGTATGGGGGCTGGCTCCATGAGCAGCCCTAGACAAGTTCACATATAAAGAACAGGACGATATGCTCCTTCGTGCATCATCGAAGGGTATATAGGCAAACCATCATCCGCTTTTGAATTTGAGACGCGCCAAAAAGGCCGTCTATGGGCGACGCAACACCGCCAACCACCACGCGAGATTTTTATTAAATTTTTTCAATTCGCCTCCACTTTTTAGTCGCAGTTTGGCCCTTCTTCTGACTGTTGACATGGCCGCTTTTCTCGTACTTCCGCATGATAGCACCCACGCTAAACGCATTCAACTGCGTCCAATGATTACTAATCGTTTTATTTGCCATATACGCAATTTCACTACTGGTAAGCCATTGGTCGCCCCACCACCCGTTCAATACACCTTCAATCGCCTCGGCATAAACCTGACGCTTTGGTTTTGGTCCGTGCCTTCGTATTTCAGGGTTTTGCACCTTGAACTTAGTGCGCCGATACCCTATGCGTCTATTCTTTGGTTTTTTTCCTGCCACTCACTCACCTTCGTATCACTCTACCGCCGAGACTACTCGACTTCTCTCTTTGAGGGGCGCTTGTCGCGCCACCCGTCCACTCACCCTTCTTCATGGTTCCCATAACTACGGGAAAGTTTGGTGACTTATAAGTGAATTGGTCTATAGCATGAGCCAGCGCCATTGCACAGTCGTTGTGCCGACCCAAATCCTCAATCAATCCATCACGCCACGCATGAGTCTCCAACTCTTCAAGGAGAATATTAACAATCTTTCTAGTATGGTCATCTCCATAGGGGAAGCATACTAACTCGCGCTCGAACCAAACTCTCATCCGGTTCAATAACCCCTGCTTCACCGTCCGATTGCTAACCTTGCTCTCCCGATAATCTATCACACCGCCCTTTTGAGCAATCAAACTCTCATACAACTGCTGAAACCCAACAGCCTCAACCGCAAATGCGGGAGTACCATACCGCTTGCTCCACTCAATCATCATATCGGCCTGTTTATCCGGGGGGAAGTCATTACGCCTCCAAATATTCACTAGGTGGATATAACCATCACTATCCTGCTTCAAACAGACCATTACACTATAATCTTGCCCCAAACCGTGTGCAGGGTCAAACCCAATAGAATATTTACCCTGACCAAACCGTTCTTGTTCCAAAACAGCATCCATATTGAGATTTTTTCTTGTTAAATTTCTAGGATAGACAGCCGCCTCATCATCTATGACCCTACACAGGTATTCTTGAATAAATGACAATTCTCCCATAGCCGACTTTTGTTCTAGGAGAAAACTAAGTGGTCTAAACTCCGGCCACAACTCCTTTGGTGCAACCCCATCCGGGTCAGACTTCCATTCATCCCAATTGGGAATGCTAGACCAAATACCATGTCTCCACGTTTCATTCTCAATCATCTCAGTATGATAAAGGTCAACCATACTCATCGGCGTACCAACAACGTAAATCGAAGTACCGGGACTCAACATAGGCGTAATCTTCTTCCTAAACCAATGGCGGATGTTCGTCCAGTCCATATCACCCATATCATCCAATACGTCATCCATAGCGATACACGCGGGATGCTCGCCACGAATAGCGGCCCCAACGCTTGTAGCCCTTATCCAAGCACCGTTCGTAAAGTGCAACTCTAACTTATTACCCCTCTTCTTATTGAGATACCTACTCAACTGTGGATGGCGCTTCATATCCTCCCTTATCTCTTCTAGTCTTCTAATCGCTAGGTCTTTGCTCGCGGAGAACAACCAACAGGTAAAGGGTTTGTTTCGCCATTTCTCAAATAGGGCACTATGCAATAGTTTTACCCTGAGAGTAGTGCTTTTACTATGGTCGCGGGGAGCAATCACACAAACACGATGGACTTGAGCATCACCACGCTCTCCGTACATTTTCATCCATTCGCCTATATGGTCGCCCCAAGTATAACCAAGCCAACGGTAAAAATAGGAAACATCGGTCCTAGACCTCTCCATAGAGAAATCAACATTAAAATTAGGCATTATCAATCACCGGAGCAAAGAGATTTCCTACAACTCCCAATTCTTTATCAAGAAGATGAGCAGAAATACCCGGACGAGCCAAAATATAACCCTTTCTATAATGCCAACGGTCATTTCCAGCCAAACTAGGTAATTGTATCACCATAGCACCACCCTTCTCAATTACTTGTTGGTGGTGTAAGTGCCCATGAAACCAAATCTTGTGTTGGCAATTACCCCAATTCTTCCACTCTTCCTTAGCCATAAGTCCCGGCAAATCCATTCCCTTAACACCATCACCATGCGTAAAGCCAATGAGGTTATTACCCCAAACAGCATATTGACGCAACTTAGGGTCTAACTTAACTACTACATCATCAACATTTTCATATACAGCACCCAAATACATCATCAAGGCTAGAGAAAGGTGTCTATCGTGATTACCACGCATAAAGAATATTTCAATTGGACATACACCCCTCAATAATTCAATATGCTCCCTTGCAAGAGCGCACCCATCCATGAAAATTTGAGTGGGGCTTACTGACATATCTTGTGGTGTACCCTTCGTCGTCGTTCCTTCTTCATTATCAACATGAAACCAATCACTACCCGTAGCAAGGAAAATTTGCTCAGGACGACCCGGCATACGCTGAATTAAGTTTTCGGTTCGCTCAAGTACCCTTTCACTAGCCATTTCAGTATCATATTTATTACCAGTTTCGTCAATCCAACTACCTGAGCCAAAATGAAGGTCGGTAGGGGAAATTACAATGGCATAGGGACTTGCCTCATCCATTTTAATAGGTTTAACCTTCTTTGGTGCCATATTAGTTTTGTTAAGAGCGTCTTTGAACTCTTTATAGAAAGTGTCATCAAGATGGCGCCATTTATTAGCATCTTTAGCCATACTAGCAAAATGTGCCCTTTTAGACTTTTGGAGAACAGCATTACGCTTGACTTCAAGATAATCAATGACAAGTTCTTCTTCAGTCTTTTCAAGAAGGATTTCATCGGTATGTGGACTCATCGGGTGCTTCCATTGGTGCGCCCGAATGTAATCCCGCATCCAAAGGATGGGAAACTCGAATCTGATTGACATTTGTTCAACAGTTAGCCTAGAGCCGCTATCGGAATACTCCTTTTTCATTTCACGATGTTTGTCACCTTTAATAGCAATCATGCTATTAGGTTGCTCCATAAAAGTTAGATAAAGGTCAGCCTCTTTATCATAATAGGATTTCATAATTGGGGGAACATCAACCTTATAGTTTTGCTTAAACTCACTAGGAACACTCTTCATATATGAAGGATTCTTCTTACGCCCGTTCCATACAGTATAGGTAATATGGTTGCCAGCCTTCTTCCACCGAAGGATAGCACCACGCCACCCATGAACACTTCGTGTGGGTTCCAACTCATGCAAAAAGCGAGCAAACTCACTTTCGCTCTTAAACTCTCGCTCATAAGCATACTTAGTAATTAACTCCTGACCGCCCTTCATTTTGACGCGCCCGGAGAAGTGTCCCTTATCCGACATTACTCCAAACGACGTTTAAATGATTAATAAGGTTGCCGGTGAGCAGAATTGTTTTCGTTATTTTTCCTGTTGACCAAAAGAATTAACAAGGCAACTGCGAGGCTATTACTCAATTCTTTTATTTCTTCAAAGACATTTAGGTAGTCGGCGCCCCTTCACTACTGTAATAGTGTTACTATAGAGTTAGTAGTAGTATAAGTGTCAAATACTATAGAAGGAAAAAAAGAATTACGGAATGTTAGTGCAGTACAACATTTTATTTTTTCAGTAAATATCTGAAAAAACAGAAATAATTGGGCAAATGCTTAAGAAACACTCGAATATTAGTTAATTACATGGTAGAGCGTAAGTGGTATCAATTTTGGAAGGAAACGGCGAGTGAACAGCCAAATTTAGTTAGAATGGGCACAAAGAAAGAGGGTTTGAGGGCAGTCGCCGGCATACCCGATATAATGCGAGATACAGAAAGACTACAAAAAGATAGCAGTTACGACAACGAGTTTGATATGTACGACCTCATGCTTAAACTTGACCCCGAACTTAACGGGGCTGTTCGCGCCGTGTCGCTGACAGCCAATAATTACGAGATTAACTACGACAAAGGAAAGAACTCGATTATTCGTGATGCTATTAGGGAACTTGTGGAAGAAAGACTTGATTTTGATGACATACTCATTAACTCGATGCGAAACATGATGGTGTACGGAAACGACATTAACAAGATTGTAGGGAAGCAGGGTGTGGGCATCACAGACCTACAAAGCCTACCAGTGAAGCAAATTACGATTGTGGACGAGCGCGGAGGCATTGATAGTGTGTTCGACGCCAGTGAGGATAACCCCATCATTCGTGCGAGTCTCTATATACTACGCGAGATGAAACTTAATGCGCGTGAAATACCTGCTGAAGAAATACTACACATCAAGATTGACTACCGTTCAAACTGGTTCGTGGACAATCGTGGCAGAAAGACCTATGGTATTTGGGGTGCCTCACGATTCTCCGCGCTCAAACAAGCCATACGCATGAAGTATAACAGCATGAACAATCGCCTATCGTTAGAGGACTCAATGACGAAACAATATATCACAATTGATAAAGAAGCCATTGAGCATATTCAAGACCCGGCAGAACAAGCAGAACGACTCACTCACATTATGGATGAGGTAATCACACTCTTTGAGGGGCTAAGAGGCGACCAAATCCCTGTACTACCCCACTATGTCAATTTGCACCACGTTGACTTGGAAAACAGCCTCCCTGATAGTGGTGGCTTCTTAGATGCCATTAACGCGGATATAGCCGCCGTACTACAAGTACCGCGTGTGGCCGCAGGGCAGGAGAGGGGAAGTACCTTTGCCGCGACTTTCAACGCGAACTTGTGGGCCGTCCAAGCGATTAGCCGAATGCACAGCATCCTTGCTAGTGCTTGTTATGCCCTCTTCCACACACACCTTGACCTCTTGGGGATAGAACACAGGCGGATTGATTTACCCACAATACGATTTGACGCTATGGATAGCGAAACCCCCCTAAACGTGATGCAAAGAGTTAGTATGGGTTGGGATAGTGGCATCATAACACTAAATCAAGCCTTAGATATGCTAAACCTACCGCTTGAGACTGATGGCGACGAAAGGAAAGAAAATAATCCGGTAATGCCGAAAGAAGAGTTACCAAGAGAAAAGTCACAGCCCGGACCTGCTAAATAGTGTAAAAACACCAACAATTGTTTTATGCTACATATTTGTCATACTGGGAATAACCATAAGTCACTCGGGAAATTAATATAGTATGAGCGATAGCGATGAGGAAGAGAACATAATTGAGGAGTTGAATGCTCGATTTCAAGAGTTGAGGACTCTCCTTATTACTATAGGGTCAATTCTTGCTATGTTAATGGCCGGTCTAAATGAGGTTGGCTTCATTGATTTTGCTGTGGATAAAGTCGTTGATTTGGTAGAGGATGACCCCGGCCTCAACCCTTACCTCGATGATTGTGAAGAAGTTTGGAGTTTAAATGAAGACCATTATATTGTTGATAATGATATTATTTTCTCGGTGTCTATTGCAGATTTAGCACGATGTAATAATGTGCATACTGTGAATTACAATATTACTGTTGATGGATTGGCTACAAACGGCACAAGTCCTGAATTTCGGAACCAACATAGTTTCGTGGAACAACTTGATAATATGAGTGAAGGAACCCACCATGCCGTTATTGAAGTCACTAATGGGACAATAGCCCTTTTCAAAGTCATTACACTAGATTTTGAGTATGATGAAGGAGAGCAAGCCGCAGCAGTTTATGGTTGCACAAATGAAACGGCCCTTAACTATAACGCGAGCGCGACACACGATGACGGGTCATGTGAATACCCCCAAGAGGAAGAAGAAGTTACCGAGGATTGCTACGCCGAGTTCTATGACGTTCTTTCGTATTGGGAAAACAACAATACTTCAGTTTATAACGAGTTTGATGTTGATTTCTCCTGTATGGCAAACGTGACAGTTTTTATTACAATTGATGCTTACAATGAAACCAATGTATCATTATGGCATCAAGAGGACAACTTTTCAACGTATTACATGGATTGGGACTACCAATACCTTGACTTTTACAATGTACCATATCAAGATAAGGTGAATATGCAATACCGTGTTTATTATGATGGGGAATTGGATGATGAACGATGGTATTGGTTAGAGGCAACGTAAAAGGGCTATAATTGATAAGTCACCTAAGAACTCACAATAGTATGTCATGCGGATGCGATAGTTGTGAGGCCGAAGAGAAACTAATTTCCGTCACTTGCCCTCCGGGTGAAGAGATGGTTGATGGTGAATGCCAAATAGTTTCTGTTACTCTTGACCTGAGTATTGACGCCACACATACCTTCGTTGAGGCTGCTACAGGCAAGACTATTATAGAAATTGCGGGAATAGCCTTCCATGAGGGCTTTAATAAGAACTTTTGGTCGCTTACACAGGAAGGCGCGAGAAATGTTGCGCGTCAGATGGAGGGCGCAGACCTCACGTTGAATCATCCCGACCCCATAGAGGGCGAGAGTGGATTTGACCGCAATACGGACGGTGGCGTGGAAAAGGCCGTTGTTGGCTACATCAAAAATGCAATTTATCTTCCCACCGTTGCTGGGGGTTATGAGGTAAGGTATATCGCGCACGTTACGCGACCCGAACTCTTCGAGGCTCTTGAATCCGGCTTATGGTTAAAACCTGAGTATGGTGTGAGTATTGGGGGTTCAGGTGTCCCAGTATCGGCTGATGAAGATGGGATAATGTTCGGGGAGGACTTCACATTTGACCATTTGGCTATCGTATATCGTCCTGCTTATGAACGCGCAAATATCGAAACGGTTAAGAGAATTGAAAAAGTCGAGGTTATCGAGGCAACCTTTATAGGTCATTCACAACCTGCCGAGATTAGTAAAGATATGGTGAGTGCTATGACAGATGACAATACTAACCCCGAAACAGACTACGAGGCCGAGATTGAGTCCCTTAAGGCAGACCTTGTGCTTGCTTCAAGCCGCGTTGCGGAATTTGAGGCGGCTGATTCTGCCCGAATAGAAGATGCTCGTCTTAATCTCGTTGAGAAGGCTACCGAACTAGGTATGTCAGGTCACGATGACCTACAATCTGAGACTATTGAGACTCTAATTGCATCGTGGCAAATGGCACACCCCGAGCCGAAGTCACTCGAGATGAAGCCCGTGGATGAAACGCCCCTTGAGATTAAAACCCCGGCTGTGGCCTCGGAAGAGAGGAAGCCGGTTGTAGCCAATTACCTAAATGGTGTGATGGTCGAGTCCGATGAGGAGTTGTACGCTCGATGTTACAACGCTTGGGCAAGGGCATGGAACGGCACACTCGCTGGTGATGAGACTAATATGAAGGCTCGTACTTACGAAGAGATAAAGGAGATGATTTGAGATGGCATACGGACAAGGAACAGACCCAAGAAATATTGCACTATTGGCAGCAAACTACGTTTATGGTCCCGGTAAGATAATTTCTTACCAACAGGACGAGGACGCGGTAAAACTATGCGCGGCTGGAGAGTACCCTCTAGGAATTTCGGTTGGCGAAGGCAGCAGGGCTGCTGGCGGTGCTTACGATGCTACTGGCGGAACCGTGTCCTTTTATCCCCTCGGTGCGACCCTGATGGTTCAGGCAGTTGCAGCCGAAGCGTGGGAAACAGGTGAGGTAGCCTACTGTGGAGCAAATGGACTTGTAACCAAGACTGTTGGCTCAAACAAGAAACTCGGTATTTATGTCGGAGCGAGCATGACAACTGCTGCTCTAGGAGCAAACGGTGCTGGTGATACAGCCGCCGCTAGTTCTGAGGGAGAGATGATTGCCATTGCTACGGCTGGATATGAGGTCGGGGAACAAGCAAGTTGAGGTGATTAGAATGGCAAACGAGACATTGGAACAGATACTAAACGTGGAGGCGGCTGCTGGCCCCTTCTCGACGGGTGACGCAGTAATTGAGCAAACGCTAAGGGACTTTATTCAACTACAGTCCACAACCATTGCGATTGGAACGAAGGTTGTCGGAGTGCGCTCCGTGCCTTGGATGGACTTCAAGTGGTACACCGGAGTCAACGGCACTTTCTCCTACCCCCTAGATGACAACGCCATCGTGGACCCGACCAAGATTGGAACCGAGAACTACTCGACCAAACTATACAAGGGGCAGGGTCGTGTTACCTTCCTCGACAGCGTAAGGCTACGAGGAGAGTCATGGGAGAATATTGACAGGCAGCAACTCGGTGTTATCCGCGCTCGCGCTGACAAGATAGACTCCGAGATTCTTTCGGCTCTTGCGGCTGGTGCTGGACAAACCCCGGCGGCTACTGATACCTTCGGGTCTGTTGGCGCTGATGAAGAGGGCGACCTCCTAGCGGCTATGGACTTAATCTTCGTCAACGCAAGGGTTTCGGGTGATGAGCCTATGGCTCTAATCCTACCGGCTTCTTGCAGAAGCGCAATGCTGAACACGCAACTCTTCGGAAACGTGGTCGAGTCGCTACAGTCCCACATGGGACGAATTGCAAACCTAACGGTTTACTATTCAAGGGACAGTTCGGTTGCTAACGATGCCCTATTACTGATTCCGGGTTCGGAAACCGCCGAGTTCTTCCAATACAACGGCGAGGGGTTCATGGAAACTGAGTTGACTAGGCTTCCCGGCGTTGGCTACGATTGGCTTCTGACCTCTTTCTTTGGGTCAGTTATCCACGAACACCAAGACGGGGCAAGTGCGGGGCTTAACAACCGAATTTGCAAGATTACTGGAGTTGCGTGAGATAACTGATTACTAAGATAGGGAGATGAGAAAGATGTCAGCACAGAATAATCGAAACCGAAAGATGCAAGACCTAATTAATAATGAGAAGTTGGGTCGCTTCCAAGAGAAGACTCTTTGCTTCATGTATGATTTCGATGCTCTTGGCGGTGTAGCCTCGGCTCTAACTCTAACTGATGCTGCGGGTAACGCACAACAACTTCCTGACAATGCTCTTATCACAAGCGCAACTTGGGATGTTACGACTGCTCTCGCTTCAGGTGGTTCGGCTACTGTCGCACTAGGATGGACTGGAACTGCTGCTGGTATTAAGGCCGCAACTGCTTTCGACAATGCGGCTTATGTAGCCGCGACACAGGTAAGCGGTCTTGTAGTTAACGGGAAGATGAGTGCTGCAAGCAGCGTTCTTTTGACAATCGCTACTGCGGCTCTAACAGCCGGTAAGATGTACCTCTATATTACCTATGTTGAAGGGTTCTGATTAAATGGCTAACGAAGGTTGGACTGAAGCAGACGGAACGCAGTATGTTCTGCGTGACGATGGGCATTACGATGTTATTCCCCCAAAGAAGAAGAGTGCGCCTAAGAAGAAGGCATCAGCGAAGAAGAAGTGAGAACTTTGGCGGTAAAAGTAACTAAGGCTAAACTAGCCTCTAAACTCAAAAAGGCAGGTATTCCTGTTCCTAAATCAGCAAAGGCTGCTGAGATGGAACACCGTTTGGAATATTGGCTTAAAGGAGAAGGATTTCATTTGAGATTATTAAGAAATCCGAGAAAAATACATTCTAATCATCCCGTTTCTTTACTTACAGATAAGTCAAAAGTTTATTGGTTACCTAATAGTGATATGACGAGGCATATCATTGCTTCTCGCATA